CCGTTGATCAAGACCGGAAGGTTATGGAGAGCTATTTGTCTTCCAAAATACTCTTCCATAGCCGCCCAATACGCTACGAGGTTAACCGTACAAAGTATAGGGAAAGAGAGAGTAGAACCCATTAACTGACCATTGGTCTGCATAATAGGATCTAAATCCCCTTTTCCCGAAAACTTTTTCGGATAACTTATCTCTTGTTCGTATAGAACAGAGCGTAGTAAATCCTGAACATCATCATCTAAATCACTCTTACCTAAAGAGGCTTCAAAAGCTTCCTTAGTATGAATAATCTTTAGAGAATCAGTCGCTGCGGAGTAATCCCCTGAGACCCAAAGGTCAAAGGGTTTTACTGGTAGCAACGATTGAGGTACATCTTCCACTTTCGTGGTAGGTGTTTTCTCAAAAAGATTTTTCTCTCTTTCGAGAAGAGCGTAAAAGTCTGATGTTTGGATGGGTCGACCGGTAGCGACAAATTGTGGGTATTTCTGTAGATATTTCCACAATGCCTTTTGGTAGAACCGAGAGGCATAGTAAGAGAACTCGTTTCCTTTGGTAATTAAACGAACTTTTAAAGGTTCGCATACCGCGGAAACTGCGACTTTCTTGTGTCTGTATTCATCGTTAAGATCAGAATCGAGAGACATCAAGCGGATATCAGTCATCAAGGAGTTAAAATTTCTCCAAGTTGCTTGACCGCGTGTTGTTTCTACGACTCCAGGTCTAGACTCGTACATTTCAAGAAGTTCGTTCTCTTCAGTGTCAATATCACCGGTATAGTTGTGGACTTTGCGTAGGAAAGCTCTAGCTCCGCCTTCCCCCCTTTTAGAGGAGAATCCTGCGGAAGTAGAAGCTTCGAACAAGGTTGGTGTCACGGGCTTGAACTTCTTAAAGAAGCGATGATAATAAGGAACGAATTCCGAAAAATCAACAATATCAGCCCAAGTCACAGGAGCGGCTCTAGGGTCGGTCTCGGGTAATGATAGAATAGTGCGATGTTTGATCATCGCATCTCTAACAAAACTTTCGGGAACGACCTCAGCGCCTCTCTTGACTCCTTGTAAGAGACCTTGGAAAAATCCTAGGTTTTTCTTATTAAAAGCCACAACACGCGATTTGAAGAATCTCTTCAAACGCCCGGTAAACAGAGAAGTATGCATTGTCTCTGGAAAAGAGACAGGACGTGCTGGCAAAGGATTTTTAAGAAACCTTGCCAGAGAATAGACGGTGAAGAACTTCGCATTTTTAACGAAGTCTTCAAGATTCCAGGAGGCCATAGATCTGAAGGCCTCCAACTGCTCATTTAAACTAAAGGATAGGAATTTAGGATAAGAGTCGAGAATGACTTCATAGTACGCTCTGGATAACTTGAGCGCATGAGGTATTACTCGATTTCCTAAACTCCATTTCTGAAGTTTTGGTGAAAAACGTGGAGACACACAATGCATCCCCAAAAAGGACAAACCCGGCTTTAGAGCTGGGATGTCTTTGAGGGGAATTAATGCATGTGTGACGCCAGTGTCGGGACCATCCCGACATAGGCACTCTAAAATCTTATCGATGAAAGTTAATGCGTTCATAACAACGAATGTTTTAACGAAAATTCTTTTACGAAAG